AAAGAGAGTCCAGAAAATGTCCGCAAAATGTCCGCGAAGAGTCCTTCGAATTGCGGACTAGAGAAGAGAAGAGAAGAGAAGAATATAAAAGCTCTTGTGATCAGCAAGCTGAGTCACCGAAAGAAGCGCCAGATCGAATCGACTATGCGTCAGTGACGAATGCGTTTGCTAAACACCTGAGCGCGCTGCCGCAGCCAAGGGATATGACCGAAAAGCGCCGCAAGATGGTTAGGTCGGTCGTAAAGCGCGGCGGGCGCTATGCAGAGCCTGATTTTTTTGACAGGTTCTTTGCCTTTGTGGCCAAGTCTGATTTTCTGATGGGCAGAGGCCCTAAGCCATGGCACGGATGCTGCTTTGACTGGCTGCTAAAGCCGGAGAACTTCCAAAAAATAATCGAAGGTAATTACCACGGAGAGAGTGACAATGCGTAACCCATACAGCCTAGAGGCAGAGCAGGGCGTTTTAGGCGCGATGCTGATTGACCCGTCACTAATCGACGTACTCAGCGAAGACCTGAAAGCCGATGATTTTTATTGGCAAGACCATGCCGATATTTACCGGGCCATTATTGACCTGCATTCACGGCAACAGGGTGTTGATTTTTTGACCGTTGCCGAGCTGGTAGGAACTCTTGAGAATGGCGACCGCGCTACTGGTTACATTGGAGAGATTCAGCGCGGAACGCCGTCAGTGGCAAACGCCAAGGCGTACGCCAATATCGTTCGCGAGCGCAGCATTGATCGCCGGCTAATCGAAGTCGCGAGCACTATCCATGAGTTGGCGCACAGCACAACCGAAACGGCCGACAAGGTGGCTCAGGCGCAAACTGAGGTTCTAGCCGTTGATGGCGCGGCGCATTCCTCTGATGTGGTAAGCGCCTGGGATGTTCTTATTGACCATTTGCCGGTATTGGAGCGGCGCGAGGAAATGAAAGGCCAGCTTGACGGATTATCTACTGGCTTGTCCGACCTTGACGAATACCTGCAAGGGATGAAGCCTGAGCAGCTTATTATCATTGCAGGCCGCCCAGCTATGGGGAAAACGACCCTGGCCATGAACATAGCGGCACATGCGGCCATACGCGAAAAAAAGAAAGTCCTAGTCTTTAGCCTGGAAATGTCCAACGGTCAGTTGATGGACAGATTCTTAGCTGCCGAAGGCCGCATTCCGTTGCAGGACATAAAGTCAGGGCGCGGCGGAATGGGTGAGAACGAGCAAAAACTGACAGCCGCTGCCGGGAAAATACGCGACTCTGGCCTAGAGATGTCCGACCGCCCAGGGCTTACCATGAGCCGCATTAGATCAATCGCACGGCGCAAGAAGCTGCGCACAGGGCTTGATCTTGTGGTGATCGACTATTTGCAGCTACTCGACGAGGAAGGCGGAAACGGCAACAGGACTGAGGCTGTAAGCGCGATGAGCCGAGGCGCAAAACTGATGGCTCGGGAGCTTGGAGTGCCAGTCATAATGCTTAGCCAGCTAAACCGATCACTTGAGCAGAGGCCAAACAAGCGCCCAATGTGTTCGGACTTGCGAGAATCAGGAGCAATTGAACAGGACGCCGACATAATCCTTTTCGTGTACCGGGATGAGGTATACCACCCTGAAAGCGAATACAAAGGGGTTGCTGAGATCATCATAGGGAAGGGGCGCGATATTGAGACAGGGACTGTGAAAGCGACGTTTAATGGCAAGTTTTCGCGCTTTGATCCGCTAGCTGTTGGATGGATTGAGCCGCAACCAAAGCAAGACAAGCCCAAAAGTCGCGGCATGGACTTCTAACCGATGAAGTGGAGCAAGGTATCCCAATACCACATGGCGTCTGACCGCGCTTATGTGGTCGCCAAGTATCTGGTTGACGGCCAAGCCATGTACCGCGCCAGCCTTAACGGGCGATTCCTGGGCGTAGTACAGGCCAGCTTCGATGATGCGCGCCGGGTATGCGAGTCGCACTATCAAATCATGGGTGATCAGCCGCCTGAATCATGAATTTATTTCACTTTCCAAGCTGATGGAGTCTGCTAGTATTTGATTCACGGGGTCAGAGCCGTTAACGAAGTAATCAAAAGGCTGTGCATTTTTTCCGGTGGGTACTTCGCCCTCTCTGACCCGGACTGAGTGCCCAGCCTTTTTATTTTTGAGAAAGCAGATGATAAAAATTACGCTTAACCAGATTCTTGCACAAAACCCATGCGCTAGCGGCTGGGCAAAAATCCTACATGCTCGCGGCAAGATTGAAGACGAGCAGCTGGAGCAGTGCTTAGAAGATTGCGCAGTTCCTTACGAACTCACAGCACTGGCCGACGACGAGCCTTTCCCGTTATCTGATGCACTGGTTAGCAACGGCCTCGACGACGCAATCTGGGCGCTGCGCTGCCTGCCTGACTACAACCGCATATGGCGCAAGTTCGCCGTCTGGTGTGCGCTCCAGGTTCAGCACTTGATGACTGATCAGCGCAGCATAGACGCGCTAGACGTTGCGTGGCGTCATAGCGAAGGGCTTGCCACTGATGAAGAATTGTACGCAGCCTGGGCCGCCGCCAGGGTCGCCGCCTTGGCCGCCGCCATGGACGACGCCAGGGCCGCCGCCTTGGCCGCCAGGGCCGCCGCCATGGCCGCCGCCAAGGACGACGCCTTGGCCGCCGACAGTGCCGCCAGGGTCGCCGCCTTGGCCGCCTGGGCCGTCTGGGCCGCCTGGGCCGTCTGGGCCGACGCCAGGGACGCCAGGGACGACGCCAGGTACGCCAGGGACGCCGCCAGGGACGCCAGGGACGCCCAAAAAGCAAAGCTCAAGCAAATTCTTGATGTCGGCCATTGGGAGGATGACTAATGAACTGGCACACCGAGCGCCTAGACTTTGGAGTCATGATCATAGTCACAGTGGGCCAATGCCAATATGCCCTGATGATCAAAGACTCAGACTTCCGATGCCATAACGATCCTAAGTGGCTATTCTGGTCTGCCATTCTGGACTTGAAGCAAAACGCACTGCGCGAACCAAAGAGCCAAGCGCAGATTTATCAGATGTTGGAGGGGTTGGCATGAAAGAGATTGATTGGATCAGTGCGCCAGAGGGGGAGTGTCGTGGCTGATGAAATAGAGCGCCCACTAACATTCATTCGCGACAATGCCGCCAAGTATGCACAGGCAAAGTCTGATCGGGTCTACCTTGAGCAGTTCCGCAAAAGCAAGAAGGCGGTGCTCTTTATCGAGGCCGAGAAACAAGGCGTCAAAACGATTGCAGAGCGCGAAGCGTGGGCATATTCGCACCCTGACTATCTGCAAGTGCTTGAAGGTCTACAGGTGGCCGTAGAGGCCGAGGAAAAGCTGCGTATTATGATCGAAGCGGCCAAGCTGAAAATAAGCCTGTACCAGACACAGCAGGCAGACGGTCGGGCGGAAAGGAGAGCTTATGGCGCTTAATCAGAAGCCACCAAAGCCCAAGAAGTGCAAAAACCCAGAGTGCCGCCAGCCATTCACGCCGCGCAACACTTTGCACGTTGTTTGCTCGCCAGGTTGCGGCCTTGCCCTTGCCGCAATCGCCAGGAAACGCAAGGAAGCCGAACTGGCACGCATGGATAGGCAGCAGACCAGGGAGCGCAAAGAGCGCCTGAAAACCCGAGCAGACTACATGCGCGAGGCTCAGAAGGCGTTCAATGAGTTTATCCGACTGCGCGACCGGCTGGCTGGTCATCCGTGCATATCGAGCGGCAAGCCACTGGACTGGGCCGGAAATGCAGTGGATGCCGGGCACTACCGTAGCGTCGGTTCTGCGCCTCACCTGCGATTTGTTGAGGCCAACTGTCACGCACAGAGCAAGCAGGATAATCGCTACCTTTCGGGTAATGCCGTGGACTACCGCATAGGGCTTATCAAGCGGATAGGTCTGGATGCGGTAGAAGCGCTTGAGGCCGACCAGCGCCCGCGCAAATACACCGTTGAAGACCTGAAACAGATAACAGCAGAGTACCGCGCCAAGGTGCGCGAGATTAAAAGGAATCTTGAAGAATGATCGGAAAACCGTGTGATAAATGTTCAGGGCCACTAGTTAATTTAGCTAGTCTTCGCCTGCGCATTTGCGTAGATTGCCGTGTAGAGGTAAAATGGACGCTAGACGAAGGACAGCGACCTCTGATCAATTCATCGCGGGGAGATAGAAAGCATGAGCTACGCAGACACCAACAGCCAGCCAGCGCCAAAGCCGAACGATAACCCGGCAGCATGGTCGCTGGTTATCAAGGATATGGTTGAACGGGACATCTTCGGCGCTGAGAAGTACCGAACCCGCCTACAGCCTGGGAATAGCCGTGATGCTCTGATGGATGCATACCAAGAAGCCCTAGACCTTGTGGTCTACCTCCGTGCGGCGATTTACGAGCGCGACAATCCAACCGCTAAGAAATCCTTAGCAGTTGAAATACCGGCAGAGTTTGGCCAGGTAAACCAGCTAACCGGCGGCACCATGATCAGCTACCCCGATTGCATCAAAGAGCATTGCGCCTGTATTGCAAAATAAACCATAACGAGAGAGGAAAGCAGACGCATAACGCTGTAGAATAAACTCAGGTGGCAGCGCGGCAGCGTGCTGGAGATGAACACCCAGCGGCCACCTTTCTTAATGTTCGCCTAGTTCGAGGAATGAAAATGAATATCAAAAGCACAGTTATCAAAACAAACGACGTGCTGGCCTACATCGCCTTCGCAGCGGTGCTAATCATCGGCGTGTTTATGATCCTTGGCGGCAGCATCGGCGCCGGCCTTGCAGTCCTGGTTGGTGGCTGGGTAGTATGCTCGCTGGTGTTTGGCATGTGGTTTGTGCTGTCTGATATGTCCGACAGTCTGCGCAAGATGGTAGACAAGCAATGAGCGGGCATGTTCGGGTTTATTTCAGGCATGGTCATAAAGGTTCAGACCACCCAGATTGCTGCATGTTCAACATATTGCATTCTGGCGCTCTAGCGCTTTACGGGAACGATGGCAATAAGCTGATTCGTGCGTATGCGCCGGATCAGTGGGTCTTTGTGACGATGGTTTATACTGACGAACAGGGGGATAAGTA